AATTTATATAAGAATAATTTTGGTAAGCAAGAGTTGTATTGTTTTCGTATATGAAAAATTCAATATAACTTGAAGCAGTCAGTACAGTATCTACATCAAAGGATGAAATTAAATTTTCATCCTGGGAATCATAAACCTGTAGGGAGAAATTATTAGGATCTACTTGAACTATACTTGCCATTTATTAATATATGTTATAAATATCTTTAATAACCTTTTTTTATAATTTATTATTATGTAAAACTATCAAAGGTTGTATCCGTTTCTTCTGTAGCAGGTATATTAGCTAGTTCTTGTTGTGTAGATAAAAGTTCTTCTCTCAATGTAGCAATCTCATCTTGGAGTGCCGATACTTCTTCGTTTACTTGATCAAAAGCAATATAATCTCCACTTGTTTTAATTAAATATTCATGAGAATTAGTTTCACCCTCTTCAGGAATCTCATAAAATAGTTGATTGTACATATCAAAAAATTCTTGAACTGTAGGTTGTTCATCCAGTTGTTCTTGAATTGTTTTAACCCCTAATTGATTGAAGGAAGTATCAATGGTTTTTTGATACTGGGGTTTGTTAAATACGTTTTTATTTAATCTTATATTTTCTGCCATTATCCGTTTATTACTTTAAAATAATAACTATCATCTAATATTAGAGTAGATCCTCCGATGTTAGTTTTTACTAGGATTTTGTAATATCTTTCTGGTTCTAACCCATTCATATAAACATCAAAATAGTTTCCATTACTATCGGAACTTAATTGTGTATATGTTGTATCGTAATCTACAACAAATTCGTTGGTATCCAAATCTTTTATTGCATAATATGAAGCAGTTGGTAAATAATTAGTTCCAACAAATAAGGATGCTGTTTGAAATGTTCTAACTGGGTATTTTGGAGCAACATTAAATCTAAATCTATTAACACTTGATGGGAAAAATTCTCCTGGATTTTCTGCTAATGATGATACTAAATTAGTTGTACTAACTATACTACTTGTTGCTGAACCTGTTAATACAGATGAATAATCTTTCCAGCTAAATTCTAATTGTGGGGGATATATTGTATTAGTATCAACACTATAAAATTGCATTACAGGTTGAATTTGAGTATCAGTACTAAACTCAACTGAATCTTCCCATTTTACTACAAATCCATAATTTTCAAAAGAAGCAGAAGGTGCTAGTCCTGATAATGAACCACTATACCATTTTTTAACTATAGTTTTTACCCCTACTTTTAAATCTTTTTCACTTCTAGTATCAAAGGATTGTGTAACAGCATATAATGAACCATCTGAAGCACTATAATACCAACTTCCTCCACCAGCAGCTACCCAAGTAGCATCATACGAACTTGTAACATAATTATTTGTATTATCAGTTCCACTTGATGACCAAGCAACAGAACCTGAAAAATTGGGAGAATCCCAACTAGCCCCATCTTTAACTTGGGGTGAATCTAAATAAGTACCTGTTCCATTCCACCAATACTGAGCTACAGGATGTACAGATAAATCTGTTGATTCCACAATTCCTTGAGCAGTTGCTATAAAAGATCTAAGATTAACATCCCATTGTGCCCCTGATATTTTATTATCTATAATATCAACAATTTCTGTTTGTACAAATTCCATTAAATATCTTGATACTTGAGGATTACCATCCACTGCAAGGTTTAAATTTGAAATTTCAACTATAGGGTCTATACCTGTATTCATTTCTGGGTAGAAAGAATATAAAGTTGTATCTTTGTATGGGAATAATTTGTATACTGCCATTATAATTCTGGTTTTCCTCTTAATAAACTCATATATGTGTTTTTAGGAGTATATTGGTGAAGTTTTGTGATTACGGGTGTACCTTCTTTATTATATAAAACTCCTAAATGGTTTTTAAATTTAAAACCAAATAAATTATTTGTTCCAATACTAATGTATTGACCATTAGGTATATTACTTGAATTAGTTCTGTTTGGACCTCCAGTCCCACCTTGTTTAGTTCCGGCCTTTGGGTTTTCTACATCTAACCCCGTTGTTTCAAATACACTTTTTGGTTTAATATCTGTACCTTCAGTACCAAAACTACTATTATTAGATCTTGCCCCTTGGTAATTATCTAAATAAGTATTTGTTGAAGAATACTTTGAAGATGGGTGACCAGCATCCAAAATAGTTTGATTAGTAGTATTTTCTAATCCTGGTGGGAGTGTTATTGGTGGTGGTTTATTTATCGGATTTTCTGCCATAATTATATTTTATAGTGGTACTACTTTTCCTTTAATGTCTGTATTTGGATACTTAAGTTCAAATATACTTGGATCTAGTGAAGGATAAATGACGTTTTCTTGTGTTGCTCCATCTATATCATAAGCATAAGGTGAATATCCATTTGATGCCCCTGCTTTATTTGAAAATATTATATTTTTTACTGTTTGGACACCTTTAATTTTATCTAACCTAACAAATAAATCTCGAATCATAATGGGTTGATTAATTTGCCAATTATCTCTTTTAAAATAATCTTTTAACGAATTAATACAAGCTAATATTACTTCATTATTATTAAAATTAGGTAATACTATAATTTCAAAATCAATAGCTATATTAATAATAAATCCATTCCTAATTTCAATATTATCTCCTATTACCCTGTATTGAGACAAATATGTTCTTAAGTTCTTTTTTAATGTTGTTGAAGCTGATGAAAATTGTGATAAGGCATTTTGTGAAATTACCCATAAATTTAAAGTTTCAACTGTGGAAACTTGATTATCTGTTAATTTAGGTTGTTCTATATAAGCTTTAGCTACTGAGCCAAATTTAGAAGGCATACTTAAAGACCTAACTAAGTAATCTTCTGCTGTAACTGATCTCTGTTGAGATGCAGCTGTGGCTAATGTGTTTTGTCTTATTTCTTCTATTGTATCACCAGCATTTCCACCATCAGCAGCATTTGGGTTAGTTACCGAAATGGAATCAAATATATAGTTTGAGGTAGTTCCATTTAGGTTAACAGAATTAAATTTAGTATTGGTAGTATCTAAAGTAGCTAAATCATTTGCAGCCACATTAGCACCAACACCACCTCCAGTTAGGTATCTTATTGTTAATGTGGTATTTGAAGGAGCAATACCATAAGTTCTGGTGTATAAGAAGTTTGTTGGTGAATAGGCTGTTGTTAGTTTATCTGCCTCAAATGGTAAACCTATACCTACATTATTGGGGTTTGGAGTTATTACTTCATCTTTATCAGCAACATTACCTGCACCAAATTGGATTTGTAAGTTTGTAGCTGAAGTAAAACGTGTTGCAAAACGTCTTTGTATTTTTTCTAATTGAAGTAAATAAGGAACTTCACCTGCATCCAATACATTGTTTGGGTCATTTGTATTAGTATTTTTTATATTTTTAAATACCATTTCTTGTCCTAGATGATCTACTTCATACCAAGTATTACCATCAGAATCAACAATATCTAAAATCCCTATAATATTACTAGCATTTATATCAATTGTAGTAAATTGTTCAGGATTACCAAATGAAAAGTTTTGAGATACTATTGTAGCAGATATAGCTTTTTTGGTTTTCTTTAATAAATAATATTGAGGAACATCCCCTGATGTTTGGTAAACTGTAGTTTCAGTTGGGTCTAAGGAACTTGATATTGAAAAATCACATTGATCTTCCATTAAGAAACTTATACTAGTGTTGGATAATGATTTTACTATACTATTTTCTCCAATAGTTAAAGCATAACTATAATCTGGTGTTACAGTAGAACCTACTGTTATAGCTGGTAATTGTTGGTATATGTCTATTGTTGCTTGAGCGGCTCCTGTTGCTTTAGGTTTGTAACCAAACATATAAGCTAACTCATATAAATTGTTTGTTTGTCTTGCAAATTGGGTGAAGTTTTCTTGAAGTTGATTATCCAAGTAAAATGCCATTACATCCCCTACATAAGCAGCCATTTCCATAAACATCATTCCTGGTGATGTTGGTGAAAAATCGTTATAAGTATTTGGGAAATACGTTTGAGAAAAATCGATTAATTTTTGCCTATAATCGGAAAAGTCTCTATTTAAATATTTTACGTCTCTATCTGTAGCCATTATACAAAGTCTATTTCTAATGTATCATTAATATTAGTGTTTATAACATTATAAGTTAAAATAACTGTTATGGTATTAAAATCTTCTTGTTTTGTTATTTCTAAGCTACCTATAAAGACATTAGGGAAAAATGTACCCAAATCCGAAGATATTCTTTCTTTAAGAAAATCTAAATTATCAGTTGCTATTTGTTCAAATACAAATGCTCTTAATCCCCCACCAAATGATGGGTTTAGTGGTCTTTCCCCTTGATTAGTTAAAAAATAGTTAATTAAATTATTCTTAATAGCCTCTTTAGTTGTATAATTTGGAAAAAATACTGCAGGGGCACTAAAAGGAAGATTAACCCCTACAGCAGCGCTTTTATCAAAATCAATTGGATATATTTGTTGAGCGTCAAAGGGCATATTTTATTTTTTTGTCATTAACCCCATTATTTGATCCATTCCTACATCTCCTTCAGGGAGTTGCCCATTTGGGGATGTTGTATCTATTGAACCTTGAGGTGCAAACTTTTTAACATCCTTACTTGTAAAATTCATAGACATTTCTTCTAAAATATTTTTATATTTTTCCCTAGAATCTAAGGATGGGGTAGGAGAAGTTACATCTATATTTTTACTCTCATTTAAGGGGGCAGCTTTAGGTGACTTAATAGCTTCTAATATTATTTCTTTTAATTCCTCTTGAATTGCCTCCTTTACGGATTGTTTTATTAATTTTTTTAATTCTGTTGATTTCATAATACTATGTTTTATATAAATATTAATTTATTCGGCTTTTAAATTGTTTTGTTGTATGTAAAATACTAATTCGTCTATTAAAATTTGGTCATTTGAACTATATGAATACTCTCCTAATAACACAATTACTCCTTCAGTGTTTTTAGCTGTTGCTCTTCTACGTTTAAGAGGTTTGTCTGTTACTTCAGTTTCAACTCCCATCTCAAACCCATTTACATTAGTTACTACTGGGGATAATTGATTGGATTGTTGGGTTGTACTATCTAAAAGTTCTTGTGATATTTGGGCTTGAGTTGCTATACCTGGGATTTCATTATCATCATAACTCCCTCCTAGGGCTGTACATTGTTCTGGTGTCATTTGTTGGGTTGTCCCATCGGGTAAGGTACAAGTAATTAAATCTCCACTCATTTCTTCAGCACAACCTTGAATTAAAGAATCCAATATGTTTAATAACGCTAAAACATTTTTAACACTATCAAGTAAAAAATCTAATTGAAAAGTTCCTGCACCTATTTTTCCCTTCAACACATCTATAAGATCTTCTAAAAGATTGATTAAGTCTTTTGCTATAAGAATAGGACCTACTGGTATTGGGGAGGCAAAGGTTGATGGGATAAATGATACTCCAGCTACAAAGGCTTTAGAGGATTTAGTAGTAATTTTAGATGCATCTATTATTTTAGGGGGTATTTTTAAAAACTTAGTAATTGATTCCACCCCCTTAAAAATATTATTTAGTTGTTTCGTTAGTTTATTTTTTTTATCTATAAGTTTATTCAATTCATCTATACTAGCAGGACAAGTAGGATTCATATCCTTGAACTGTGTCAATCCCTTTTTCTTCAATTCTGCTAATTTTGAAACACCAAAGGCTGCTATTAAAGTTAATATTGCTGGTATTAATTTAGTTTTTATAGTATTAGATAATTTAGTTACTAGTGTTGAAATAAAATCCTTAGGGTTAAAATCTTTTATTTTTTGAAGACCCGAAGAGTCAATTGCTTGTTCCTCTAAAATATCTTCTTCAACACTTACTTTAGTGGTTTGAAGTTTAATAACATTAATATCATCTCTAATACCCCCACTTTGGGTTTTAATTGGGATTGTTTTAATTTCATAATCTTTTAAACTAATAATCAAATTTAAATCTTTTTCTTTTGTATATTCTCCTTTAATGGTGAAACTTCCTCTAGGATTTGTAGTTGTTTCGACATCATATGAATCTTTTACCTTCACCCCAGAAAGTTTATCTTGGTTTTGGGAATTAACAACTTTACCTTTAAATTTATAAGGTATAAAATTTGAATGGGGGGGAGGGGGAGGAGGTAATATTTCTTCTTCAATATCTGTATCCAAGGATTGGGCAGCTTTGGCAGCTAGTGAAGAAAATGGGGTTAAAGCAGAAGATTCATTTGTATAAAGGATAGTATCATCTTTGGTTCCTATAGTTATTCTTTTGAGGGGGGTGGTTTCAAATGTAACTATAGTTCCATCCTTTAAAAGGTATGTAGGGGTAGTAGCCATTATTCAGTTTTACTTACTGTGGATTTATAAGATTCAATTTGTCCCACAAAAGTTCCAATTTTAGCAATTAAATCATTAGCTGTAACTATTTCAGGAGCATTGGGTACGGAAACCCCTACAGGCCAAACTGTGCTTGCTGCTAAAGCAGCACATAAAGCATTTAATGAAGTCATTATAGCATTTAAATTAGTTAAAAACTTATTTCCTAATATTAAAGGTTCAGTAGCATTACTACCTAGTTTTATATCTGGGG